CATAAGCCCTGATCACCCCACCACACCCCCCTAGTTGAAACCTCAACCTGGATACACAGGCACGCCCCACAGAAGGAGGGACACCATGGGCGCCTCTCCCCGACAGCGGCTCAGCGCCGCCGAGCGACGCAAGAAGGCCCTCGGTCTCTGGCTCGCGGCCGTCGACCTCCGCACGATCGCCGATCAGGTCGGCTACGCCAGCGCCGGCGCAGCGAAGAACGCCATTGACCGGGCCATCGAGGAGAGCATCGCCCGCGAGCACGAGGACACCGACGAGCTGCGGCGCGCCGAGGTCATGCGCTACGACCGGCTACAGGCAGCGCACTGGGGCAAGGCCCTGAAGGGCGACGTCAAGGCATCCGGGATCGTCCTCGCCTGTATCGAGGGCCGCGAGCGGCTCCGCGGCCTACGCGCCCCCACCCGGGTGAGCCTCGACGCGCAGCAGCTCGGCGACGAGATCCTGTCCATCCTCGACGAGCTCACGGGGGCGAGCGGTGACGACGGAGGCACCTGACCTCACTCGTATCCGGGACCAGGTCAAGCAGCTCGTACGCGCCGGCGACGTGAAGGCCCTGCGGAAGCTGCGGGACCGGGTACGGACGGCGCACCGCGAGCGACAGGCGTCGGACAAGGCCAGCCGGTACATGTACGACCCGGTCGGCTGGGCGCGCGACGTCATCGACTGGGACGACGGGCAGGGCCTCACGGCGTACCAGAACGACATCATGGGCGCGCTGCCCCGCGAGCGGCGCGTAGCGGTCCGCGGCCCTCACGGCCTCGGCAAGTCGGGTCTCGCCGCGATCACCGTGCTGTGGTTCGCGACGACCCGCGAGGCCGCCGGCATCGACTGGAAGGTGCTCACCACGGCGTCGGCCTGGCGCCATCTGTCGGTCTACCTCTGGCCCGAGATCCATAAGTGGGCGCGCCGGATCAAGTGGGACGTCCTGGGCCGGCCGCCCTTCGACGACCTGCGCGAGCTCCTGGCGCTCAACATCAAGCTGACGCACGGCGCGGCCTCGGCGGTCGCGTCGACGAAGGCCGAGCTCATCGAGGGCGCGCACGCCGACAGCCTCTTGTACCTGATCGACGAGGCGAAGATCGTTCCCGACCCGACATGGGATGCCATTGAAGGTGCCTTCTCCGGTGGCCGTACCGAGGGCCTGCCCGAGGCGTTCGCCCTCGCCGTCAGCACCCCGGGGCCGCCGGTCGGCCGCTTCTACGAGATCCATAAGCGCAGCCCGGGCCTGGAGGACTGGTACGTCCGGCACGTCACCCTTGCCGAGGCCATCGCCGCCGGCCGTATCAGTCAGGCATGGGCCGAGCAGCGCGCCCGGCAGTGGGGCGCCGACAGTGCGATGTACGCCAACCGCGTGCTCGGCGAGTTCCACGCCAGCGACGAGGACTCCGTCATCCCGCTCGCCTGGGTCGAGGCCGCTGTCGAGCGCTGGCATGCCTGGGTCGAGGCCGGGCGGCCCGAGGTCGAGGGGCGGCGCGTGATCGGCGTCGACGTCGCCCGGGCCGGGGGCGACAGCACGGTCCTCGCGCACCGCTACGGCCTGCTGATCGCCCGCCTGGAGGTACACGACCGCGAGGACACGATGCAGACCACCGCCCGCGTCCAGGGGGCCCTGAGCGCCCTGGAGGGGTCGGTGGCGGCCGTCGACTCGGTCGGCGTCGGCGGCGGCGTCGTCGACCGGCTGCGCGAGCTCAAGGCCCCTGTCCTCGCGTACACCGGCGCCGCCGGCACCCGCCTGCGTACCCGCGAGGGCGAGTTCGGCTTCAGGAACGTCCGGTCAGCGGCGTACTGGAAGCTCCGCGAGCTCCTGGACCCCGCCTTTGGCGCCGAGCTCGCCCTGCCCGACGACGACATGCTGCTGGCCGACCTCACGACACCGACATGGACGATCACCACGGGCGTACCGCCGAAGATCCGCGTCGAGCCGAAGGACGACGTGATCGCCCGCCTCGGCCGCTCCCCGGACAAGGGCGACAGCGTCGCCATGGCCCTCTTCGCCGACCACCTCGCGACGTCGACCGTCCGCAGCCCGACCAAGGCCGGCAGCGGCTCCAAGGCCGCCCAGCGCTACGCCCGGCCCGTCACCGGGGGGAGCGGCACCGTACGCGGCGGGCGCTGACGGTGCACATTGCGGCAAGGCAAGAGCCGGCGGGCGCTACTGCAGTAACGTCGCCAACGACGACGAGTTCGAGAACCAGCTCGACGCCTACCGAGGGGATGAGCAGACGTGACAGCAGAAGGCGAACCGACCGCCGCACCGTTGCCCCGCCTCGGGTGGCGTACTCAAGCCGTCCTCGACATGCTGCTCGAAGACCCGAGCCGCGAAGTGTGGCCGTTCTGGATGGACCGGCACACACCCGCTTACGACAGCAATCAGATCCTCAAGCGCCTCGCCGAAGCTGGCTGGCTCACCAGTCGCCGTGAGACCAATAAGCCGAACGCCCGGGTCCTGTACCGACTCACCGCCGCAGGGGAAGCCCTAGCTCGTGAGGCGGTAGAACGCTCGGTGAAGTGGCCCGACGGCGTGTCACGCCAGCGCCCCGTCACCGGGGAAGGCGGCCACGTACGCGGCGGGCGCTGACCTGATCAGACGTCAGTGCCCGCCGCCTCAGCTGCGAGCAGCACCTCGCGCGGGATGAACAACGTGCCGCCGTCGGCGTGCTGGTCATCACCGGCCGGGCCGTAGAGCAGCAGCTCACGCCCGTCCCAGGTGTCCAGCTGGACGTGTCGGCACGGGAAGTCCTCGGCGGGGTCCTTCAGCGCGGCGAACAGCTCGGCTTCGTCCATGCGCCAACCGTACCGGCGCGAGCGGCAGCCGAGGACGGGCTGCGGCGGTACGCTGACCCCCGCGGTGCCCTCGGTACCGCATGGCACGTCTACGGCCTGCCCGGGCCCGGCGTGAGGATCGCAATCACCCAACCCCCCTCGACCCCGAGCCGAGGGGGAACGGTCCTCACACGCACGCCTGGAGCCCCACGTGGACACCTTCACTAAGCCCCTCGCCGACGGCCGCACCGCGCACGTCACGCCGCTGCTCACCGCCTTCGGAGACGTCAGCTTCGAGGCCGTCGACCAGGACGGTCAGCGGATCGCCGACGGCTGGCTGTACGAGGCGACCGCCCGCGGCATCGGCGAGGACGAGCGGCCGGCCGGCTGCACTCACCTGATCCCCGCCTGGCCGTCGCCGCTCTGGTTCACCCCCGACGAGGCCGCCGAGCTCACCGCCCTCGGCGACCGCGCCAAAGCGGCCTTCGACGCCTCGCCCGAGGGCCGGCAGCTCGCCGACTGGCGCCGACAGCGTGACGACGAGCAGCGGGCGGACACGGCCCGTACGGCCGCCCTGCATACGCCCGAGGGCAAGGCCCTGACCGCCGAGCGCGCCCGACTCGCCACGGCCGCCGCGGCCCTGCTCGACGTCGACGAGCAGCAGCAGACACGGGCGCACGACGACGAGGGCGGCGACCCCGGGGCGTACTACCGCGAGCAACAGCCGCGGAACGAGGCCGAGTACGAGCGCGCCGTACAGGCCCTCGCGGCCTTCGACGCTGAACACCCCGAGATCGTCGCCGCGCTGGAGGCAGAGAAGGCCGCCGAGCGGCGCCGCTTCCTCGACGTCGACTGACCAGACGTCAGCGGCATAGTCCGGCCCGCCTGCTGACGAGGGTTGATGCAGCGGCGTCCCAACTGGGCTGGCGCGCCCGCTCGACGACTCGCTACGGTGCGGCCAGGTCTCCCACCTGGCCCACTCCTTGGTCCCTGCTGCGAGGCTCCAACCAGGCCGCCCCCGGGGGCGCCGCGCCTGCACATCCCTTTGGCGAGGGAGGCACAGCGCCCCGGGCGGCCGTCAGAAGAGCGCCATCGTCCCGAGCGGCCCGACCGCCTCGTCCTCGTCGTCGGGCACCTCGACAAACTCCAGCTGCGCGCCGGGCGTCGGCAGGTCGATGATGTCGAGCGACCCGTCACAGGACACGAGGGCGTCACCGAACCGGGCAGGCCGCTCGGGCGGATCGTGCCGCCACACACGGCCCTTCGAGGGAGCGCCGGCGACCATCCCGGCGGCGACCGACCGGCGACAGCTCGGGCACTCAATACGGGGCAGCTTCACGCCCTCCAGTGTGCCGACGGCCGGCCCCCCGCGTACAGCGCTTCTGTCAGCGGCCGAGCGCTTCACGGTCCGGGTCGGCGAGGACGTACGGCCGCTCGGCGCTCCCGTCCCCGCTGACCGTCACCGGCAGGGGCACGATGAACCAGTCATCGGCCGCGGCCTCGTCGACGAGGGAGCGCAGCACCTCGGGGGTCACCGCGTGCATGTCCTCGGCCCCGACCGTCCGATGCCCGGGCCACTGCCGGTTACCGAGCCGCCGGCCGCCTCGCAGCGCCTCGCACGCCGCCTCTGCATTGATCCTGTTCATGGTGGTGTGTCCTCACTCTGCGAAGGTGTAGGCGTCCAGCGTGAGCTCGAACGCGTCGTCGTACCGTTCATGGTCGCGGTGCTCGCCCGTCACCGGGCTGGGGAGAGCAGCGAGGCCGGCGCGGACAGCGGTCACGACCTCCAGGACGTCGGCGAGGATCGGCTTGCAGATGCGGACCCGGTCCACCACGTTGTCGCAGTTCGGGCCCCAGCCGAGCGCCCAGCCATCTTCCTCGTCCCACAACACGGCCACGACCGCCTTGCCGTAGACACGTGCGGTGGCCTGCGAGCCGAGGACGAGCCAGGCCCGGCGCAGAAGGATCAGATCGGCGTCGTCGGCCGGGTATTCGACCTCGACCACGGGGACACCCGCCGCTTCAAGGGCGGCGACGGCGGTGCGGATGTAAGCGCGGTGGGATTCCTGCTGAGGGACGTCAAGAGGCACAGGGGGCTCCAGTGGAGAGCTCGTGCGCTCGGCCCATAGCCAGCAGCGTGAAGGCCCCCGCTGAGAACCAGCGGTATCCAGCAGGGACACACCGATCACCGTAGCAGCGGCTCGATGCACGCGTGCACACCTCGCGGAAGAAGCCACCCGAGGGGGGGAGAGGGGGCGCCGGCGGGGGAGCGCGTACCTCCCGCCGTCCGGACGCTGTCGCGGCTGACCGCCGACGCCCCTACCTGTTCCCCGCTCCGGAACAGCGGCACACCGTACCAGCCCCCGACCTGTGCCCCGAGTGATCGGATTCCGGTCCTGACCAGGGCACTTGACGCCCCCGGGAGCACTGTCCGGGGTGACCTATCATGCTCCGCCGACCAATCGGAGGATCACATTCCGCCAGGGGGCGACCTTGATTGACCTTCCCGTTCTCGCCCTGCTCGGCCTCGCCGGGTACCGAGGAACACAGCTCGGCGTGCACGACACGATCTTGAACCCCGTGCGGAACCGGATCACCGCCTGGCACGAGCGCCGGCCGACCTCGGGGCCGCGCCTCGCCGTCACGATGCTGATCAGCTGCGTCTACTGCACGGGCTGGTGGGTGTCCGGCGCGATCCTGCTGACCTACCTGCTCGCCACGGGCAGCTTCGACGATGCCCCGCTGCTCGTCCACGGGATCGAGTGGCTGGCCGTCGCCGGCGTCCAGGCCCTCGCGAACCGCTGGGACGACACCCTCGACACCCGGAACGCTTCGTGACCGCCGCCCCGCCCGCCCGCCGGGAGCTCACCGCGAGCGCGGCCCGCTTCACCACCCGCCGCCTCCGCCAGAAGCCCTCTGACGGCGCATGGCAGGGCCGTGCCTGGGACTTCTACGACGAGGTACCCGAGGTGCGCTTCGCCGCCCGCTGGTACGCCAACGCCATGAGCAGGGCGCGCCTCTACGCCGGGAAGCGCGACAAGGAGGGCAACGTCGTGCCCCTCCCCTCGACACATCGCGCCTCCGAGCTCGTAGCCGAGATTGCCGGCGGCCCGAACGGGCAGTCACAGCTTCTCGGCAA